TCTGGGCACACTGTGTTAGTGCAATTTCTAAATTTGTAACCTTAATTAAAAATTACTGCAGAAGACAAGTCCTCTGCAATACAAAAACTTAAGAGTTTCAAACTAGAATTGCAGAGCACAAGCTCCTAACAACGGGCAAATTAATGACCGTTCTACCGGGCACTCGGTAGACTATATGCTCACATATATTTATAGACCCGCGAGCCGGGTCTTATGTGTATGTTTTCCTATACTGGATTTACCACTATTCCAGATAGATAAACAATTGGGCAACCTGTGAAGAAGAATAATGAAAAATCTTCTCCAACAGATTTCCAAGTCGCACAAGAATGCAACTTGGGAGTTGTGGGGCCAAATGAATCACTACCACCCAACATATTAATGACATTGGTAGGACTTCCATTGCCCACATCGGCCCTAGGAAGGCGTGCAGGCATAAATCTCGCCGGGTGATAAAAAGGGGTCTCTACTTCTATGGTATTGTTGACTCCCAAATTGGTAGAGGCTGCACCTGCGGCTGTGCGCCGATGAGAGGCATAAGTAAGCCTTCGTGTAAGATAATCTGGATCAGTATTCGTAAGAATATGATTTGTAATTCCAGTATTACTCATGAAATCCGATCTAGACACGGTCGGCATAACATGCTGATTATTATCGAACACGTACTTTGTTCGCAAACTGCCTCGCCATGCTGCGTAGCAAGGTGAAAACCAGTGCACGAAATGTGGTATAGTAATTGTGGCAGGAAATCCCGAATGAGTATCCAAGCCCTCTGGATCGTAACCATTCCAATATCCCATAGCTCTATCGCTCAACGATGATTGTATCATTGCACCTGCGGGGGGCGCCTCAAACACCCACAAGCGATGATGAACATAGCGACGAAACAAGTCTCGAAGACTCTTGGGGGATTCACCAAAGAATACATTCATAGTCTGATCGACTTCTTCTGATGTTACGGCGATATCCTGTACCGCGCCAGGATCGACAGGTATGTCAGTATCATTCATGGTAGTACCCGTAGGGGCTTCTTCAACCATTCCAGATTGTGGAGTGTAGCCAGCACTCCTACGTTTGCGTACCATTGAGAATAGTTGTGTTATACCCTCCTCCTCCTCCGGAATAGTTTTCAAAGAGTTCCCCTGTTCAGGAAAAAGTGAGTATACCGACAAATTATTAGGTTGAGGTGCAGCAAATTTAATATCGGGGACACAAGAAACATAAACGTTAAAAGAGATGTCAGTGTCTGCTGCCGGAGCAACAAGGCTATTAACGACATCAACCTCTAGCACACCATTCCACGACTCAGTGAAATCTGTAGGCAAACGAGTGGTGCCGTGAACATGACTGGTAGTCGGAAACATTATTTCGGTACTCAAGAATGGACTAGCTTGGCCCCAGCCGATCACAACCTCAAAGTCATCCTCTTCCGCTAAATCAATAACTCTCGAGTATACGGTATTGTATTCTATTTGGCTACCGTGTGATCTAGGGTCCCAACGTAAAAGAATCCTTCCTTTATGGAAGTTACTCTTCACTGCCTGAAACCTAAATTTTATAGAGCCTTGCCAATACTGGAAAACTTGAGCTAGATAGCTCATGGGTGTAGGATGCAATTCAGGACTTCCAGGAACCGAGTCGTATAGAGATGGGCCTACTCTACAATTCCACAACATGGTGTTCGGAGCCTGAGAGGAGCTCATAGAAAAATTAGTCAAATAAGATTCACGGCAAGCAAAATCCACTATACCCATCTGATCCTCTCCATCTAAACCCACTGTTCGTGAGTCAATAGTTAGCTCTTGTTTAGTATCAAGAGTCAACTTGTTCACGGCATCAGCAGCATCAGTATTGGCCAAATTACCAGTAGGGCTAGGTTTCTGCAACAACATATCTGTTACGACCGGTGGTCTAGAATAACCAAAATTAGAGGCCATTTGCCCTATACCATTTGCCATCATTTCAGTGGCCCTAGCGTAAGGCGCTATACCTGGTAAATCAGTAAGAGCGCCTGCTGCGTGGGCTATAGCTGAAGCTGGCTTTGATATAACACCCTTTCCATACTCATCATCTGCAGCCTTCATACTCCCTGACTGAGGAGTGTAATCCGAAGCCGTAAGGGAGTTAAGACTTGTGGGCACAGTTAGAGTCACATCAGAAGCCCACACGAACGCTGTGACAGTGACGGGATCATCTCCAGCATTAGCATGCTTCAGGGTGCCGAAAGATTTTACTGTTAAATCTCCCATGAACGCTGGATCACCGTGAGTTAAGGACATATAATTCTTATGATAGAAAAATGGCATATCAATCTGACCTCCCGAATTGTTAGTGGGATTCAAAAATATATGGGGCTTCTGTGATGCCCCAATAATATCCTGGTCTATAAAATTCCTCTGCACAGTTACTTCATCAAGTAGATAGGGGTTATAAGACACTATAGCCCTACCATAATGAAATCCCGTTCCCGAAATAACAAACTTGGCATGCAAATTCATACGCAACAATTCATAGTTAGAAGTCTTCTCCTTAACCCTAGTATTTGTCAAGAACAAATCCCAAGGATTGAACCTTTCAAAAAGGGGTTGTCCGACCGCCCACTGTGACTCAAGCACCTTGACGGGCCGACCTAAGAAATCTCCCAAATCAGAATCGTTGTTGTTGGCTAAATTGTACGTAGCGTCGCGACTTTCTGTAATAGAAGTAGTCCAACCAGCCAACTGGTCGGAGAAACCGGTGATGGTTTCCAACTTTTTACCACTACCTCGGGCAATGGTCGTACCTGGCTCGCCAGCCTGCGGCACATAATCGCTGAATTTTAAGTCCTCAACTGACTTTACTTTAGTAAAAGATTTAGTAAGACACTTTATTTATACGGGTAGCGTTCTTGCCTCAGAGAACACTCCTATCGCACGTTTTAATTGCAGTGGGATTCTGCGGTAACTAAATAGCACTC